GAGCCGGAGGAGTTCACGCCCATAGCGTTATACCCAATTGCCATGTTACTACTCGCGTCGCTAACTATGAGTGCGGACCTACCAATCGCGACACACTCTGACCCGGTGATGTTCCCACTCAAGGCACTTGACCCAATCGCGACATTATTAGACGCGGTGGTGTTGGCATCGAGGGCAAGGTTCCCTATGGCTGTGTTGTTGGTACCTGACGAGTTCTTATTCAGGGCGTTATATCCAACTGCGGTGGTGTTCGATGCGGTATTCAGAGTTAGAGTGGCGGACCCTACCGCTGTGTTGGAGCCACCCGTGATGTTTGTAGTGAGGGCTTGGTCACCGAGGGCACTGTTATTATCCCCCTCGGTGTTGGCATCCAGGCTACCATATCCAACTGATGTGTTGTTTGTACCGCCGACGTTCGCAAGCAGTGCGGAGCGCCCTACAGCTGTGTTGGTGCTGGCGGTGTTGTCCCTCAATGCCAGACGCCCTACAGCAGTGTTGTAGCTACCTGATACGTTCGACCCAAGCGCACCATACCCCAGGGCTACGTTCTCAATGCCCGTGGTATTTGCATCTAGCGTGAGTCCACCCACTGCTGTATTTTCAGTGCCACCGAGATTTGCGCCGAGCGCAGCTTTCCCTACACCAGTGTTGTAGTCACCAGTGTTGGAATCGAGGACAAGTGCACCTACCGCGGTATTATTAGACCCAGTGGTGGTTAATGACAGTGAGTTATATCCAACCGCTACGTTGCTATCCCCTGTTGTGATGGCGTTGCCCGCGGTCTCACCAACCAGTGTGTTCTGGTTGCCGCCCGACTCAATCACAATCCCGGCACCGTTGCCAAGAGCAAGATTGCCGGTACCCGCTGTAACTGTTTGCAGTTCGCCGTAAAGAATCAGCTTATCAGCCGACTCATCCCATTCCAGATAATGCCCTGCGGTGGCACCAAACAATTTAACGTCGTACCCGGTGTCATCGACGCCTACTGTGACAGTTGAACTAAACTGGGCCGCGCCGGACACGTCCAAAGTTGCATTGACATCCACTAGCGTGGCGTTGAGTTCAATCTCGTCGGTCGCGTTGACGTCCAGCACCGTGGCTGAAGGGGCGTTGATGTATTGGCTGGCGTCGGAGAACTGAAGCTGCATCGTTGAGTTAAGCAGTAGCCCAGTATCGTGGACGTGCGTCAGAGTTACGTCGTCATTGGTGCCAAATGAGATTGTCGCGCCGTCGTGCTGGAGTTCTAAATCTTGAGTGAGCGTGACGTCTCCGTCGGCACCTATTGCTATGGCATCTGTGTCTGACGTATGACCAATATTCGTGCCGTTAATAATAATATTATCGACGGTTAGTGTTGTTAGTGTACCGAGTGACGTGATGTTTGGTTGCGCGGCAGTTGTGACTGTTGCCGCAGTTCCAGAAGTATTGCCCGTGACGTCGCCGGTGATATCACCAACAAAGGCAGTTGATGTGATTGATGTTGCGCCTGTGACAACGCCAGCATCTACACTAATTGTGCCATCCAACAAGATAGCCGACCCAGACGCAGGCTCAAGATTAATTGCTGCGCCAGAATCTAAAGTTAGTACTCCAGCAGAATCAACATCTACCGTCCCGTCAGCGGTGATCTGAATATTGGCTGCGGCGGCTGCGGCATCCGTCGTAACAATGCTAAGCGTTCCATTCGTTCCCGCCGTCAATACTGCCGTATCACTACTGGAACCTGTCATCGTGATGACTTTGCCATTCACGGCAACGTCATCAACTGTTAGTGCTGTCAGCGTACCAAGTGAAGTGATATTTGCTTGTGCGGCAGTTGAAAGAGTGCCCGCAAGTGTATCTACCTGAAGGTCGCTGAGTGCATTTATTACCGCCGCACCAGACCCGGCCCCATCACAATAAACTGCGACGTTTTTACCATTTTGAATAGTTACATTAGATCCAGAACCTTGACTAATTATTACGCTATACGGGCCACTAGACCCAGAGTCTGTGGTCGCGTTCTCGAAAATAAAATAGACTTTGGAAGTGTTTGGAGCAATTGTAACGGTGTTATTCCCACCCAAAGCACCGGTAAACTTAATGACTCGATACATCCCGTCCTGAAGGTTTTCCGTACCAGAACCAGGCGAGGCCTCTCTTACAGTTAGAGTATGTGTCGTTCCGGAAAGAGCAACGGAGGTGTAGCCAGCAATTCTGTCTATAAGGTCAAAATTGAAGTTGGTGGTATCGCCCCAAGTCTCTGACTGTTCCCCATCACCAATTTTTTCAATACCAAAACTTGTTGTATATGTCGAAGCCATCTTTAAATCCCGTTACTCAATAAACCACGTAATTGAATTAGTGTCATCTTGGCCACTCACCACTTCTGGAAACTCTATTTTGGTCAGGGCCATTTCCAGATCCCGCATAATTCTTGCGAAGACCTCCGCATCGTAAGTCTCCGGGACTTCCGGAAAATTATGGTCCAGTAAAGAAGCCACTATCGTCTCCCATCTGGGCGAAGGTCAAGACGTGTTTCGCCCAACGTCCATGCCGTAGTAGTGCTCTCGCTAGATACTCGCAAAACTCCAGTTCTACCTCGGCAGCGAATATCTGCTTTTTTGGTGTCCGCTAGTATAGACGCGGTAGCTTCCGTAACAGCAGAGCTGCTGGGAAAATCTCTTGTCTTAAGAATATAACTGACTTCTGCGTCCGTTCCCGCGAGCTCAATATCTGGAATAATTTTGCTCACAAACATAAAATTGTTGCCATCCTGAAGGTCGAAATCAGAGGACTCTATGTAGGAGTTCATGTTTGCACCATCGTCGCTTTCACCGTTTTCGTGAATGAACACAAAAGAGGTGCCACTTACAATACCAGAACCTCGAGGTCTCTGGTGAATCCCCGCATCCACCCACGCGGTCCTTGCTAGAGTGCCTATGTCCCAGGTCCCTTCGGTGTAGTTAAACTTCACATATCGGTCGATTTCGCTGGCGGAAGAAGATATGTAAAAGAAAAACACCTCGTCAAATAGTCTGTTAGATGCCGCAAAAAACTTTGGGGCTTGCTCAAGGTTAATATCGTCAAATACATACCGCAAAACAGTACACGGAAGGGTTTGTAAACGCCCTGAATAAGCATAAAAGTTCTCTAAATCCATCCAGAAAACTCTATCCCCTACGCTTGTGATGGCGTTAGACGATAGTACAGACACGTTGTTAGCTAGAACTGCAAACCCAAAAGTGAATGGAGGCCCCACAAACCGCATAGAGTACAGCGTTGTATCTGTGAAAATGAGCGTTTCCTGGCGAGTTTTTATACTAGTGATAATCTCCGACCCTGACGAAAGCCGCTGACTGCCCGCAGTGTTGGTGGCAGTAGGTGTCCAATCAAAAGGAGATTCTTGGTCGGACCAACGAACCATTAGCAAATCTTGTTCAATTTCGCCTAGTATATTACTTCCCAAACATACTACATGTCGGTCTGCGCCAGAGACTAAGATTTGTCTAGTTATTGTGGGTGCGTCAGAAGCGCCTGTTTGGGAAGCAAAGTCTGTAGCACGAGTGCTAACCCCCAAGGTTTTGTCCCAGTAATAGGGAGTGCTGTCTAATACGCAAAATATTAAGTCCTCGCCCCAATTATCTTGTGGCCAAAGTCTTAAACTTGAATCCATATTTACCGCAGAAGCTCCCCCCCACGAGATAAAATCGTTAGCTTCTTTAACAGGATCAACATCGCTGTGGGCGGCCGCGGTAGTGCCTCTAACCCCTCGCACCACTCCTGCATCTAAAGTATTAGTAGATTTACCTGTGTACTGAACCAACTCTTGGTTAATTAAGATAAGACCTACGAAGGTTACACCAGCACTACTACTGTGTGCGGCTTGGGTTGTGCCGTCGGCCCCTCGGGTCAAGTCATTAAATACGTTGCCCGATTTACTGGCGTAGGTAATATTCTCGCTGCCTATTTTTATGGTTCCCACATCGGGAAACCCAGAGGCATCGGCCACGGTAATGGCTCCCCGTTGATCTATCGAAACGTTAGCGGAGATTGAGGTAGACGCTGTCTCAAACAATGCTGCGCTTGTTAAGGCTATTGAGGTGGCAGCATCGGTAATTGCTCCGTCAAGCGTAGTTTCTGAGAAAGAAGCAACTGCCCCACCATAAAATGCCGTTCCGAACCCAGCGCCTGTAGAAGCCACAACTAGGCCAATTATTAGTTGATACTGAGCCACGGTACTGCCCCCACCATTCCCCGAATCAGAGGCATTTGCTGCGGCAGAAGCTGTGATTGTGTAGGTATTAGCGCTGGGAACCGTTTGAATCTCGAATTCTTGGTTCAGGACAGCTGCGGTAATAGTACCGCCTAAGCTAGCTGCGGTATTAAAAGTTACAAAATCCCCCGCGAGGGCACCGTGGGAGGCATCTGTGACAGTCAATGTCGCAGAGCCATTGGTTGCGGCAAAAGTAGCTGTTCCTGTATTAGTGCCGCGTAGAGGGGTGATGTCGTTATAGCTACCCCCCTCCTCTATATAAAACTTAGCGTCGGTGCCCGTGCCCATAAACTTTCGAGCATCTAGCGAAGACCATGAGAAAAGAGAGCGCACGGTTCCTTGAAGCGTTCCGCTACTAAGCTTAGTCCAGCCGCCTATCTTCTCAGCGCGGCCTTTTCTGAACCGAATCAAGTTAGAGTCGTACCAACCTTGTTCGTTGGCATAGGACGTGCTTTCTCGATTAACGCCTGGTGTGAAAGAAACTTTAACTAGAGGCATAAAATACTCACACAAATCTCAGGAAGAGGCTCAATAAATATCTGACACCACCTCCACCTTTAAGTCGCTGTACAGGGAATAGACTGCCTAAGCCAGAACTTTGTTGAGGACTAGCCCCCCCACCGTATCTATATCTTAAAAAAGGATTGTTCATTTAATTCGCCTCGGGAGAAGCTCCTCGTTAGGTGATTCCCAAGTCTTTGTCAAGCGCTACAGTATACATTTTAACTTCTTTTTCTTATGGTGCATCCGTTAGGCTGAGAGGTACTGCGTGACAATCACCAAACCAGCCCCCCCAACACCCCCTGTGGCGGCTCCACCCGTATCCCCGGATGCTCCTCCACTACCGCCAGAGCCTTGCGCCCCGTCCGCGCCGTCGACCTCTGTGGATTCTTGCGCTCTAGATAGAGGGGCTCCTCCGAAATAACTAGCGCCGCCTGATGATGCAACCCCAAGGGCCTGGTTAGTTCCGAGGATCGTCCCGCCCATATACCAAGAACCCTCGCTTCCGCTTCCTGTCATATTAATATCTCCACCAGTCGCTCCGCCTCCAGCT